CAGCAAAAGCTGTCTAGCAAGGTTTATTCGTCATACTCTTCTTCTTTCAGACGCTTCAACTCTGCTAGAGCAAACCTTTTATTTTTGTTTGCATTGGTAATAACTTTCCACATTAACAACTGTTCAGATAATTTAGCACAAGTGGCAATCAATTCTGCGTGGGAAGCAATCTTGTAGGAAGAAGCCAACTCTTCCATAGAACCCTCTACACTAAGAGCCAAGGAAGCGAGCAGGATTTCTCCGCCCTCGGATTCAGATAAAACTTCAAGAGCTTTGTACTTCTTAACGTCTTTCTTCGCTTCTTGTTGTGGGGTTATTTCTTTTGCCATAGTGTTTAGTTTCACATAAGAGTCATTTTGTAAAAGTTTATTTAACCAATGGCTCTTTCTAAAACCAAAAGGTTTAGCTTAGAGTTAGGCTGCTACTTCTTCGGTAGGAGCTTCGGCAGGGGCTTCTTCGGGAGCGACTGCTGGTTGGGCAATCTCTTCCTCGGTAGGCTCTGCAACAACTGTTTCGTCGTTCATAGGGGTTTCCTTTTCTTTAATGATTATTCCAGTCTGCTTCGTAATTTCAATCTTCTCTGCTTCCAGTTCAGTAATGGCTTCTTTCATTTCATCAATCTTTTCGTCAGCTTTGATAATGAATCCATAACTTTCTTGATAGAGATAGGCTGCGTGTCGTTGGCGTTCAGTAAGCTCTTCGACTTCGGGGTCAGTTCTAACAATGTTAGCGAGCTTGGCTTTCTCAATCCCGATTTTAGCTGTAAGCTCCTTAATCATCTTACCGAGAGAGGCAATGTCTTGCTCAATATCTCTAACCGTAAAGTTAGCGGTAATCCCTTGCTTTTCAACAGTTGAAAGCATAGGGTCTTCGGGGTGCTCATCTATAACCTTGTAAATATAATCCATTAGGCTAGTACCTCTTCTGGAGCTAAGGTTTGTTCAATCGGTGCTCCTGTTGGCTCTAAACTTGCGTCGGGAGCTGGACCAACACCATTAGCTACATTGTTTAGTTGGTTAATCTCGTGAGAGTTTAATGCTCTCGCTTCATTGATAGCGATAACATCAACAAGGCTCTCAATGTATTGTAACATCATTCCGCTTTGCTTCTCTGTCATATCCTCTAAATGGTCAAAGACATAATCAACCAGTCTTTGCTTGTAAGCATTGTTAGCGTAAGTGTTAGGCTCTAGTTCTTCACCGTCCAAAATGCTTTCAATGTCTCGGTCAGCCTCGCTCATAAGAGCAGAGTTTCCAAATTCAGATACGTCCATAAGCTCTTTAATCTTATCATCATCAAAACCAACAATACGAGCTTCCTCTTCAAAGATTTTCTTTGGGTTAAGCAAAGAACTCATTGTAGGATTGGCGAGTTGAGATTGTAAGAATAAGAGTTTGTTCTTCTGTTCCTGCATAGACAAAGCACTTTCAGCGTTGCTGGATTCGGTAATGACAGAGAAATCATCATCTTTGCGGAAAATATCACGCTTAGTAATCATTTCGGTCTCAATACCCATTGGACCAATCATATCAATCGCAGTTTTCTTGTTTAAGTGCTCTCTAACTCCAAGCTCATAAAGGTCTCCGAAGCGTCCATAACCAAAGGCATAGGACTTATTAAGTAAGCCGAAACGGTCAGCAGCGGCTTCTTGGTTGCCCTCATAGATACCAACTTTACCTTGCTCATCAGAGACACCCTTAGAGCCAGCAGTAACGCCACTAGCCTTTTCTTGGATAGATTCTAACGTGCTAAATACAGTGATAGGAGTTTGGATTGGAGCAGGGGAAATGAACTGAACAGCTTTATTAACATCAACGTCATTCTTAACTTTGATAACGCCATCTCTACGGTATTTAAGTTCAGCTAAGTTCTCAATGGAATTGACATTAACCACCTTTTGTGGCTTATTGATAGCTTCGGCATTGTCCAACATCTGATTGATATTGACGTTCTGTGCCATAAAGATTTCACGAACGTAATCACAATAGCTCGGTGTCCAAAATTCAGTTAAGTCAGGGAAGCAAGCCCAAGTCCAGTAAGGAAATGGAGCTTTAGGAAACTTCTTCGTTGCAGTAAATACTTCTGTTAAAGGTTTAATCAAAATAGCTCTACCTGCTCGCTCTTGTAGCAAGAGATAGTAGCGTTTGCCCTCAAAGGTTGTGAACCAACGCCAGAACTTAAACTTGTCAGGGTCAGTGATTTGTTTCTGCCCCCAAGTTCCTTGTCCATATTGGCGAACTCTCTTGTTGGTTTCTTCTTGTGGCTGGTCAGTAGCATTAGCAACACCAGCTAACAATTCTTTAACGGCTTCAATAATATAATAAGATTCTTTGCCAGCCTTAGCGTCCTTTTCTAGCTCACTTCGGTCAATAATAACGCCATAATCCCCACAATATGAGCCATTTTCAAGGTCTATACCACCAGCAGAGGGGTCTACAAGGAAATCATAAACATCAACATTACCGAGGTGAGACTTATACATCTTATCAATGCTGTCAGCATAGTAAGAGTAAATTGCACGACCATAAATAATGCCCTGTTTCTTTCCAACAAGGTCTTTAATATCCCAATCGCCAGTCTTAGCGTCTGATTCTCTTAGAGCGTTCAATCTACGGACACGCTTAACTTGAGCTTCTTTTCTTTTTACAAACTTAAAAATCAAGGGATTATCAACCTTAGACAACAGGGTGTGCACAAACTCTTGCATACGACCTAGGTCTACGTTTGCCCTTGATTCGGTAGAGATACGCTTTCTGCCGTAGTACATCTCTTCGTTCTTGTTCCAGTTGGTAACTTTCCCTTGCTTGTATCTACGAGCAAAAGCGATTTCGTTGAGGCTTTGAGCTACAATTTTATCTTGTATTTCCTTAGTCATTTTGTGTTTTAAAGATACTTCATCAGTTTGGTTGGTCTCATCTTCCTAGGCTTCTTCATTTTCATTGGGTCTATCATACTACCTTGCAATGTAGGGCTAGAGCCTTGTAGAACAGGCATAGAAATACCACTAGGACCACCTTGAACTGGTGGCTTTCGCTTCGGCATAGTTGTTGGGTACTTAGGGAATAAGCTGAATGGCTTGTTAGGAAGTTTACGGAATAAGCCACCCATTGCAGCTCCTTTAGCAATGCCTTTGACGGCTTTCTTCATTGAAATAGGCATTAGTAGCTCCCTTTCCTCTTCATAATAGCTTTTTTCTTAGCCATCATTCCTGTCTTCTTCATAAATAAAACGCCAGGAGTTACTAACTTCATCTTGGCATTATCCATTTTCTCTTCCTTACCCTTAGAGACACTGGACTTCTTCATCTTTCGCATTGTTTTTTGTTTCTTAATTATTTATTAGATTCCAATTTCGCTATAAATAGGTTCAGGTTCAGTATCATCAGCTTCACTCTGTTCAAACGGTGGTTTAGCAATCTTCAACTGGTACTGTAAGCTGTCCATTAAATCATCATTGATAGATTTAGGAAAACGTAATAACTCTTCTTCTAATTCATAGCACAAATTGTCAATAAAGTAAATGTCCCCTGCTTCAAATCGTGGAATCAGTCCTCTGATACGAGTTTCTTTCAAAGTTCCACCGTGTTTTAGAGCTACAACGTACGGATATTTATTTCTTTTACGACATTCTTCTTCAAAAAAAGGCTTTAATCCCTCGGTAAATGCAGTTTCTTCAACTCCAATCTGTTCAAAGCCCGAATCGTGAAGTTGAAAGATAATATCAATGAGTTGCTTGGCGTTTATTTTGTAACGCTGGCTAATTATATTCCAACGGTTATTCTTATCCACATAATTCTTGGTAATACCAGTGTAGTCGCCTGTCTCTGCCTTGCTGTAAGCGGTATCAATCGTGGCAAACTTACGAGTAACCATCTCCTCAATCTCTTTGAGAGTGCGATACCGAAACCAAGTCTTAAAGAACTCTTGGCTTTGTTCATCAATCGGCTGGTTCATCATTTCCGCAGCAAAGGCTTGCCCACCGAGTTGCTTCTTCCTGTCTTCAAGAGAGATAACCTTTACGTCTTCATCTCCCCTACCCTCATTTCTTTTTTGTGCTTCGTCATTAGTCATAGCGTATTTGCTAGCCCAAGTGGGCTTGTTATCAATTATAACTGGTACGTTGCGAACAAAGAGCCTATCATCATCTTTAGCTCGGTCTATAAGCGACTGGATTGAGCCGTATTCACTGATATAGTTGCCGAGGTACAAAACAATAGCCGAGCCGTCTAATCCAGCCTTAAACTCGTTTATGTGCCCTATAACCTGCTGTGTGTAGGCTTTACTGTCCTTGGTCTTAGTAGTTTCAAAATCATCTAAGAGTAGCCAATCAGGTCTTTGGTCTCCGTGCTTACGACCACGAACACTCTCTTGAGTGCTGTGAGCCTCAACACGAACGCCATTGTTAGCCACGAAGTTACTAACTCTCTTCTGTGTTACTTGGTCTTGGTTTCTTACCGCATTATACAGCTCGCCAAAATCAAATCTTAACTTATCATTAGTCTGTAATTCTAAGACTACATCAAAGAGTAATCGTTCACTATTCTCTTTATCAAAACTATCCACGTTCAAGTATCTTCGCTTCCGATATACCAGCGTCCATAATAAAAACCCCATTGCAAACGAGGTCTTAGCACTTTCTCTAAACATTAGCCATAAAACTTCACGGTACTTACCTGCCATCAAGCTCTCAATATCCTCGAACATATCGAAGTGGAATTGAGCATAGGGGTACTTGAGATATTGCACCAAATAATAGGTAAAAAACAAACTAAAGGATTTACCACAAAGATAAATCCTCTCGTCTTTAGTTCCCGATATTACTGTCTGGAGTGCCAAGCTGTTTAATCTCTTCAACTGCGGTTTCTGTGGCAGGAGTATTTGGCTCGGTGTTTGATTCTGTATTGGTATTTGAGGTTGATTCGGATTCAATTTTCTCTCCCTCTAAAATGTTATCTAGCTTTTGTTTATCTTCCGCTTTTAACTGAAACAATGCTTGTCCATCACCGCCAGTTAATTCAGTTCTGCTGGCAAATTCACTCTTCCTCTTCCTTTCAAGATACCACTTAGCGTGGTCAGGCATATCTAATGAAGCCGTAATCGTTGCTTTAGCCTTTAAAATAGGCAGTTCTTTCAGTTCTTCTTTCCTTGCTTGAAATTCTTTATTAACTTCTCTTGTGTAGTAATACAACTGGTCTACCGTAATTCCTGCATAGATACAGGCTTCTCTGTCAGAACAACCCATTGCAAAAGCCTTTTCAAGATTGGTTTTAATTTCCAAGTCTTCCCACCACTTATAATTTTCAGTGTAGTTCCTTTCCTTGACCACTTCTGCCATTGGTGAAACCTCTTGTGGAACTATCTCTTCTGTTTTAATTTCTTGTTCCATTCTAAAATTCCTCTATTCCACCAGTTAGCCTATCAATCTCAAAGTATTTCTTCTTAGTAACATTCTTAATCTTAGCAAGCTCTCGCTCAATAACATCAATGTTACGTTCACTGACCATTCGCCAAG